ACAACTTTAACGCGGTCTCATACATGAGTTTCCAATGATCGACTCTTGCCCGTAGGCGTTGAATCTCATCAGCGGCTTCGGTCAGCGTTTGCCATGAGTCTCGTTGGTCGTGCCAGTTTCGTAGCCGAGTCACGATGTCATTATTCATAGCGGCGGCCCTGCTTCTCCCGCCACCTGGCGCGGCGACGCCGTTCGAGGTCCTGATACCAGTCGTCAAAGGCGTAGACCAGCAGCACTGAGAGGAAGCTGGCGATGCCGACCGCGATCACGAATTTGATAAAGCCGGCGAGCATTAGAATGGCTCCTCGTCGCCTGGAGCGTATTCGGCGGGCAGTTTGCCAGCCTTCAACGACTCAATCAGTTTCGCTGCGTCGGTTGCAGTCAAGTCTGCGGGCATCTCGACGACCATCGGCGGCTTCAATTTCTTCGCCAGGTCGTGAATGTAAATGCGCTGCTTTTCCGTGGCGAGGCCCGACGGGCGGTTGCCGTAGGTAGCGGGTTGGCCGCCCATGCGCTGCACTTTGGTCATTTCTTCGCGGCTCGCCCGCTTCGACGGGTCCGAGCCGGCAAAGCCTGCGTTGGCGAGGGCGCGACCGACGGCGGAGGTTTCGCAGTTCTCGACGTGGCTTGTTGAGTTGACGCCGCGATCAGTGACGTGCTCCTCGGCCCAGCCGGTAGCGATCAGGGTGTTGTCGACCCATAGCTCGGCGCGGAACACGCACCAGCCGTCGCCTCGATGCACCATGTCGGTGATGACGCGGGTGTGGCCGTCGGTGTTTTCCAGCCAGCGCGACAGGCGTGTCGCTACTGGTTCGTAGTCGTCCAGGTTGAATGTCATGTCGGGGCTCCTGTGTTAGTTTGGTGTGTTTTGTGTTGTCACTGATGATCTGGTGCCCCACGGCCGCCAGCCGTAAAGTTTCCAGAGCTCTAGCCCGACCTTCAGGTTGCGCTTCGGGTCGGTTAGATCGTTGCGGGCGTCGATGTAGCCCATGCGCGTTGCCCAGCCGACGTTGCTGCCGTTGATTTGCAGCAGGCCATGTGAGCCGCCCCACGGGTCGCGGGGATTATGCGCTGAGGGTGTGCACCGCGATTCGCGCCACATGATGCGGGCCAAGTTGGCGCGTTCGGATTTGGGCCAGCCGACCTGCCGTGCGAGGTCGACGTAGCGTTTGCAGGCGTGGCCGACGGCGGCGTCGGCCGGCTGTGCGATGGATAGTGCGGCGATGGTGAGCACGGTTGCCGCGATGCGCCTAACGGCGCGGCCTTTGTTCGGCGGACATGGTGGCCTCCTAGGCGGCGGTCCAGACGCGGATCGGTGCCGCGTGGCGGGTTTGACGGCGGGAGATGACGAACTCGCCGGTGTGGCGGATGATGCCTTGGCGGCGCAGCTTGTTGAAGATCGCGCCGAGGGCGGACGGTTCGTGGGTTTCGCACCTGGTGTGTTTTGTCAGGTGTGACCAGACGTCGTCGGCTGTGAACGTGGGACGCATACGGGCGATGTGGATGACCGCTGCTTCGGCGGTTTGTTTCCATTCGTCGTTGGCGTTGCGCTCAACGCGGCCGATGGCTTCGTCTCGGGCCGCGAATGCGGCAAAAAGGTCGTCTTGCATTGGGTCTCCTTCAGTCGGGATCGGGAGTGACCCCGTCGACATTACACGGGGCTTGTGCGCGGGTGGTGGATTACCCGCAGTACTGCCAGTGCCAGGCTTCGAACTCTGGCGACGACGGATCGTCGGATTGCAGGTAGAAGCCGAACGCCGGCGCGTTAAGGCACAGCCAGTCGAGAACCTTGGCAGTCGTGACATCGAGGTCAATCGCCAAGCCGAGGCCGTGATTGGATTTGCCTGGTGTCGAGCTGGGGGCCATGCCTGGGCGCAAGTACCAGACTTTGTTGTCGTAGGTGCGTGTCACGGTCGGGCTCCGGCCGAGGTCGACAGTTGAGTACCGCTGCTTGAACAGCTGGTACTGGGCTTCGAACGAGCGGTAGTCGCCGACGTTGCGAAGTTTGATCCCAGACTGAATCGCCTGGTCATACATCCGATTGAAGGCGTCGGCTGCGCCTTCCCACATCTGCCCGCCGCACTTGACGGGGCGGAGCATTTTGCCGGACAGCTTGCCGTTGTCGACGCCCTGCAGGGCCGCAGGGACCACCAGTTTCTTGTACGGGTACTTCGACGCCTTTTTGGGCTTGTCGGCCGCCACAGGGGCTTCTGCGGGTTTGACGGCGGCTTTCTTCGCTGCTTTCTTGACTGCCATAGGTGCTCCTACTGGACGACCATTACGGTCAGGGTTTCGGTCTGCCCGCTCGAACAGACGGCGTAGAGCTCGTCGGCTGGGCCGAGGAAAACGTCGTGTTCGCCGAGGGCTTTGCCGTAGGCGTAGCCGGTGCTCGACGTGACGGTCGAGTTGCCCAGGTAGACGGTTGTGTTGCCGATCGAGGCCAAATGGGCGGTGCGGTGTCCGACGCCGGTTGAAACGATTTTGGTGCGTTCGTCGGTGATCGCGTATTGGGCTGAGGTGATCATTCGTCTGGCCTTCCGTCTCCGTCTTTGTCGACTTTGCCTGCGGTAGAGATCATGACACCTGACAGGGTGCCGGACAGGAATAGGACGATCGGTTGTATGAGATTCAGCGATTCTTTATCGGCTTCCGGCATGGTAGGCGGCGCAGGTATAAAAAGCAGCTGGATGAACACGGCGACCATGGTAAGGACCAGGGTGCCGGCAAGGGTGATGCCGACCCAGAAACGGAGGCGGGCGTTGAGCTGCTCGGGCGTGTACGGCGGCCTGTTCGGTTTGATGTTCTCTAGCACGTCGAGCGCGCCTCCAGGTTGGGTGTGGTTGGGACGGGTCCGGCCCAGTTGAGGGCTTTGTTTTTGGTTCGGGTCACGGTTGTGGTGGTGCAGTCGATCCAGACTTTGTTGTTGCAGCTGCTAGCCAGCACGGTGAGTAGCACCGCCGCAAGGACGGTGCGTCGCGTCATTCGGGGGCGATCTCCTTTGCGTTTTCTAGTTCGGCAATTTCCTCGGCTGTGAGTTCTCGTTGCACGACTTCGCCTGTTTCAACATTGACGGTTAATTCTGTCGGGTTCATGCTTTCCTCTGTCCAAGAATTGTGATGAGACCATTCATAGCGACTGCGCCGCCGCTATGCGTAAAACGCAGGCCCGTGTCGCTACTTTGCGTTTCTTTTTGCCCTGCGCTCAACAAATAAAAAAATGACGTCGTGCTGTTTCGCATTTGTCCCGCAGAATTGTAGGCAGTTCCCGTCGCGGAATTGAATGGTTCAAACACGGTAACTATGGCGTTTCCACGGTCGGTTGTGTTGTATGCGTAAACCCACCGAAACGCCACTTGGTCAATGTTTTGACCGCCTAAGTTTTCTACGTAAACGTAGTTTGTGCCAGTATCTGTTGATGCAGGACTGCCGCTTCGGGTTTGTATGTAGAGATAGCCTGCCGATGCGCCGCGAAAATTGCTGATGACGATTTGATAAGTGTCATACGTTGCCGAAAAGCATCCGTCGACGTTGACTGCCGTATTCCCCCCGAGGTCAACTGACGTAATGTAAACCCAGCCGCCATTGTTGAGGTAGGTGTTGGTGTCGGCTGCGGTGAGGACTTCGCCGGTGGTGAATGTTTTAACTGCCATTAGAACCCCAATGCGTTGTAATCAAGCCGTCCCAAAACGGCGTCGTTGAGTGTGAGAAAAGCGTACGCGGTCGCCGGCGATAGGCGCACGGCAATTGTCGTTTGGTTTGGCGTGGCACTGATAGTCATGCCCTCTAACACGCAATTGTAATTAGTGCTTCGCAAACGTACGGTGATTTGTTGGCCGAGCACTAGGTAAGCGAGCGGCGTTGCGTTTGCCCACGTTTTGACGTTTGTTGTGACGCTGTTCGGGGCCGCGCTTGATTGGCTCAGTACGACGTTGAGGTAGCCGGCAAGGTTGGCCGCCTGGCTGGTTGTCTGGTCGTAACTGTCCACCGAAAACGAGCGACCCAGATTGCCGGCGGTTTGAGTTGCCAAGCCGGCAGGGTTGACGACCGTGCCGTCGACGTAATCCTCAGCCAGCGACGCAAACGCGATCCTGTCATACGGGATTTTGTATGTCGTGGTGGCTGTGTTGTCGTCGGTTAATGTGACGAACGGGCCCGCTGTTGCGGTGCCGCGCTGAAACGCCACGATCGTGTTCTCGAAGTCGTAGTCGGCGATGTATGCCTGTTCGGTTGTGGCAAGTTTTTGGAAATACGGGATTGGGTTTTCATCGGTCACGGTGAACGCGCTGACGAAGCTGGCACCGATGCCGGTTGATTGGGTGAAATTGACTGGTGCGTCGGTGAGCAGGATGCCCATTGAATAGATGGTTTCGTCGCCTGCTGTGATCGTTGCGCTGACGTTTGACCTGCCGGCGGTGGCTAGGGCGGCTTCGCAGGCAATTTCCCAGGTGTCCCCGTTGGTGACGAAGTCGTATTCGATTTTGATGTCGGCGACGCGAAACCAGTAGTCGTAGGAGACGCTGGTGTTGTTGATTTTGATGAAGTCGTTGACGGCGAGGCTGGGAAGGCTGCCTGGCACTCGACCTGTGATCACGGCTGTGCTGGGCCGCCATTGGTCGGTCACTTTGTTGCGGCCGAGCTGCATGACAATTGATTGCACGTTGTTGAGCTGTGTGTATGTGCCGCCTTCGGTCGTTGACCGGTACACCCGCCAGGTGAGATCAGCCATTAGGCGGCCGTTCTGATTGGCACGACACCGTTTTGGAACATATAACGGCGGAGCGCGTCGACGACCGCGTTCGGATCGCCGCCATTGACGTTGATTGTCACGTTTGTGGCCATTGAGCCCATGCGGTCGAGGGGTACGACGGCCTCTGGGCCGGCTTCGCCAATCAGGGCCAGCGTCGGGCTGTTGACAATGCCGCCGTTGGCGAGCTCGGGAATGTTGGGGACGTCAAAGCCTTTGCCGCCGATGCCAGGCACCCACGACGGGATTTTGAACGACAGTTTGCCGATGGTGTTGTTCCAGGCTTTTGCGATGCCGTTGAACAAGCCTTTGTAAATGCCGATGTAAGTTGAGACGGCTGTTTTGATTGCGTCGACGACGCCGGTGAACGCGGCTTTCAACGCTCGACCGATGTCGTCGACTATTTCGCGGAACGGCTCAAATTTCTTGTAGGCGAGCACGATTGCCGCGCCGATGGCGACGATCGCGGCGGTGGCCAACACGATCGGGTTGGCAGACATGGCAAGGTTAAATGCTTTTTGCGCGACGGTGGCCGCCGTCGTGATGACGGTCCAGGCTTTCATCGCGGTGTTTGTGATGACGACAGCTGCGGCGATGCCGCCGAACGCGACACCAAGTTTGACGACCAGGTCAGTGTTTTCGCTGATCCATTTCGACGCTGACTCCAGGTAGGGCAGCAGCTTCTCAATGATGGGGATGAGGGCTGCGCCGATCGACTCTTGCGCTTCGCCGATAGCGACGCCCATGCGCTTGAACCGGCCTTCGGCTGTTTCGGCGGCCGCCGTTGAGGCACCACCGAACGTTTCCTCCATGATTTTGCCGAGCTCTTGAAACGACGCGCCTTCCTTGACCAGGGCGCGCATCGAGGGGTCGAGCTTCGCCAGGGCGGTGGTTTGGCCGTTATAGGCCTTGGAGAGGGCTTCTGAGACGCTGGTGAGGTCTTTGCCAGTGGCGGCCGAGATGTCCATCGCCAGCTGCAGGTTTTGTGAGGCCAGTTCGGCCGAGCCCATGCCTCGGGCCAATGTGCCGAGCGCGTTACGAAGGTCTGTGTCGGCGACGCCAGTAGCGAGCGTCATCGCCGAGATCATTTCCTCGGTCGCTTCGACCTGCTTGTCGGTTGCCAGCGTCGACACTTTGAGTGTGCGGGCCAGTTCGGCCGCCGACTTCTGATCCTCCATCGCAGCCTTAGCGGCTGCACCGCCGGCGACAGCCAGGGCACCTAACGCGGCCGCCGCTGGGATCGCGGCTTTCTTGATGGCGAATTGGGCTTTTTCGCCGGCTGTTTCAAGCTGCTTGAACTGTTTAACGGCTTTGTCAATGCCGCCGCCGTCAAACTCGGTGATTAACGGGATTTTGATTGCCATTAGGCGAGTTCCTTTGCGGTCTGGCGCATGACGTCGCTAACGGCCGACGATAGTTCGCGGGTCACCTGGTCGAGGTTGCGTTCGGCTGCGGGCCACATGACGCGGGACGGCCTGCCGAAACGGTCGAGCGCGGTGGCGAGCGGGTTAGCGTTGCGTTTGCCGGCCATGTCAATGATGGTGGCTGCAGCGTCGCGCTGTACGACCGCTATAACAGCCGTAGCCCCGCGTTTAGTGTCGACGCGGGCCTGGACACCAGACTTCGCTTTTTTCTGGCTGTAGGGCAGAATTTGGCGGCCTCGGGGTGCCCACTTGCGGGTCATGCCCGACAGGTACTCGGCAGGGTAGGCGTTTTGTGCGGCGGAGACGATTGGCTGCGCGATCTGCTTGACATCCTTGGTGAACTGCTTCCGCAGGTCTGGGTCGAGGCGGCGAAGGGCTTTGATGGCGTCAGCTGCACCGACAAACTCTGTGCGGACTGTCGTCATCGTTTGCTCGCCTTTCTCTGCTTGTTAATGATGTCGATTGCGGTTGCCATGTCTCGGGCCTCAAACGGAATGTTCGGCGGCCAGAACCCGGTCGCTACAAGCAGTTCGGCTAGGCCGCGGCTGTAGCTCCCGGTGGCGTAGGGTTTTGATCTTCGGTGCCGAGCACGTCCAGACTGACAATCGTTTTCGCGTATTCGTCAAACATGAGCGGGACGGTGATCCCAGCCGCCTTGGAGGCTTCGTAAGCCAAAAACGCTAGGTCTTCGGCTCCGATGCCGGCGACCAGGTCGCCTGCTCGACGTTTGTACTTGCGTTCCCAGCTGATGACGTTGAACAGGGTAGTGGTGACCACGTTGGGGCCGCTGCCTGTGTCGACGCTGATGCTGATTTTCATGGGTTTTCTCCTTGCACGGTTGGAGTCGGTTTGTTACGGGCTGACGATGTCGCGGGCCCAGGTGCCGCCGGTGAAGGTGACTTCCTGGGTCGAGAGCTCACCGACGGTCGAGTTGATCGGGGTGAACTCGGCCAACATACAGCCGGTGATGGTGTACTCGGGGTTTGTGGCTGATTCGGTGGTGCCGCTGGGGCTGATGACCAAGGTGGCGGTGCCGACGTTGACTGCGTCGTACAGCGCGGCCTCGACCTCGTTTGAGCCGTAGCTGTTGAACAGCGTGAGGGTCACTTCGCAGTTCTGCAGGCCCTTGGTGAACTTGTGCGCCGTGTCGCCGAACGCGGTCACTTCGAGCGCGTCGTAACCCGACGTGATCGTGCAGGCGGTGCACTGGTCGGACAGGTCGTAGGTCGTCATTCCGACGGTCAGGTTGACTGTCGCGTTTGACAGGAAGGTCGTGGTTGCCATTTCTAGTTTCTCCTTGCCGCGATTGCGACGGTCAGTGAGTATGCGGGTATTTGTTGGTCGCCGACGGTCACGGAGACGGGCCTGCCGCCGGTAACGGCAAGCGTGGTCGAGGCCATGATGGTGTCAGCGGTCGTGATGAGATAATCCTCGGCGTCTTGGTTGCCTGGTGGCGCGGCGAGGATCAGCAGCTCGAAACGGATGTCGCCCACGTTGTATGTGAACGAGTCAAACGTCGGAGGGTTGATGAGTACGGATAAGGGGCGGGCATTTCGCGGGTCCGTTACCGGTGCGAGGTTCAGGGCCGTCAATGCGTTGACGATCGCCGTGCGTGACTCCGCGAAAATGCCTGTCGCCGGCACCTATGCCACCTGACTGCGGCGGATGCCGAGTAGGCGCATGATCTGGCCCATCGAGCCGATCGGTGCGGGTGCCCCAAGTTCGCCAAATGAGGCGAACGAATCAACCGAGCCCCGCTCACGGTAAAGGGCTCCGGCGTACATGATCGTGCCGAGTTTGACGGCACTACTTGGCACGGTGGAGAGGGACTCGCCTTGATAGCCAGCCATCTTCCGTGCCTTGTAGGCCCAAGCGTTGGCGGCGTCCGTGCACACCCCAACGAAGGCTGTGTCGTTAGCGGTTGCCACGGAAATACCAAGCCACGACAAAACGTCGGCTGCCAGAATCCAGGTGCACGTTTCGGTCCAGGTGACTGTGCCTGTGTTTGAGTCACGGGCCACGTCCGCGCCGGCTGATGCGAACAGCAGCTGGTTTGTGATCGTGACGTCGTAGTTGTACAGCCAGTCGCCCTCGTCGTCGACGCCCCGGTATTCGTAGACGGGAACGGCGAGGACGGTGAACGTGCCGTTGAAGCCGGTCGAGCCTGCGATGGTGATCGACTGTCCGATGCCGATTTCCGTTGCTTCTAGGGTCTGCACAACGGCGTAGTCATCCAAGCGCATGGCGTGGGTGACGGTGAAAACGGCCATTGTGCAGACTCCCTAGGTAGCAGCTTCAGCGGATCAGACGACGACCATCTTCACGAACTTCGACGCGTCGATCATGAGCGACGCGAAGTAGCCGCGGAAGGCGATGGTTCGGCTAAGGGTCGACGGTGCGTCCAGGCTGATTGCGCCCTTCTGCTGTTCGTAGATTTCGTAGCCGGAAGCGTCGCCCACGATGAGCGTGTCGGCTGCGAAGTTGCGGTCGACGACGACCTGCAGGCCGAACGCGACGCCGTTGACCTGGCCGGGCGAGAGGGAGCCGAACGCATTCATCGGTCCGATCTGCGGAAAGAGCGGGCGGTCAGCGGTGTCGCTGAGCTGCATGAGGGCCTTCCACCATTCGGGGTTGACGAAGATGTGCGTCGGGAGGTTGCCGTTGCTGGCCGAAAGGATGGTTTCGGCTGCGGTGGCGATCCACGACGCCCAGTACGCGGGGTCGGTTGACGATGCGCCGGTGAAGTTCTGGGTCGTGGTTGCACCCGACTTCAGGTTGTCCGCCGCGTAATTATCCGTGGCGTTGGCGTAGATGCGCCCCATGTCGTCAAGGATGATCGACAGCACGGCCGGGTCGGTCCAGTCGAGGTCGGCTTCGGACACGTTGACGTAGCCGCCGAAGATTTGCTTCGTGACCTGGTTGTTGAACACAACGAGGGTGCCCGACTGGTTGGTCATTTCCGACAGGCTTGCGCCGACGCTGGTGTGCGTGGTCACTTCGGGGCGGATGAACACCTTGCCGCCGCCAGGCATGGCGCGGACGCCGACGGCGTCAACGACGGGTCGACGGCCGACGAAGTTGTTGTACACCGGTCCGACGATCGGCGTCGGCAGGATGCCGGGCGTGTCGGTGGTGACGACGTCGGGCGCAGCTGCCTTGATGGCTTCGCGCATCTGGTGCCAGGCCGAGCCGCCGGCGATCGCGGCCGAGAGGTACTCGACGGCGGTCGGGAGCGGAACTTCCTTGCGGGCGGTCGCGTACACGATCGGCGACGTGGGGATGGTTGCCGGTGCCTGCGGGGCCTCGGCCTTGATTTCTTCTGACACTGTTTCCTCCTCGGAAATGTCTTGTGGGTTGTTTTCGTCGTCCTCTGGTTCGGCCGAGGCGGCGATGGTGTCGATCTGCGCCTCTGCGAAGGCTGGGACCGCGACTAGTGAAAGCTCGATGAGGTCGGCTGCGCTGACGATCATCGTGCCCTGCTTGTCGAATTTGAATTTCGTCGGGTTTGCACCGACGGACACGGAGTCGTACGCACCGGCTTTCAACAGCGCGACGGCGTCGCGTGACGCGGCCGTGTCGGCGAGCGTCGCCTCGAAACGTAGGCCGGTGTCTGTGTCTTCGAGTTTGTTGACGACGCCGCGCAGCTGCGTCAGGTCGTGGTTCTCGACGAGTTTGGCGGCCTTTTGGTTGACGTTGAACGCGCCGCGTAGGAATTTGACTTTCTGGCCGCCGGAGACAGTGGCGGTGACATCCCAGGGGACGGCGACGCCGGCGATTTTCGGTGCGTCGTTTTCTTCGTCGGCTGCGGCGAGCAGCTCGACCTCGGCGTTGAACTTGATCATTCGAGCTCCATTTCGTCTTCGGGCAAGTCGGGCACCGGCATTTCTTTTTGGATTTCGGGCGACTCGACCATGAACTGTTCGAGGTACGACTCTTGATCGAACTGGACGTGGCGGCCGTTCGGCAGAACGTCATTCATGCTGAGACGCTCCTGGATGGAGTGCAGCACGGGCCGCGCACCAAACAAGATCAGGTCTTGGCGTGACTGTTGCGCGTTCTGGTATGTCATGCCGGACTGGTCGATGCCCAAGAGGTAGCCAGGGATGTCGAGCAGGCGGGCCATTTCGAGCGCGGCGTACTTGCGCGACTCGACGAGCTGCAATTTGCTCGGGTCGGACGAGAATTCTTTCCATTCGACGGCCGAGTTGAGTGCGCCGATCGCGGAGACGCGGCGGGCGTTTGACCAGGCGGCCGCTAATTCGCCGAGCTCCTCGGAAGACATCGGTTCCGAGTTGGATGTCTGTTGGAGGTAGCCGGCTGCGATCTCGGTTGCGGCGAAACGCTCTGCGGCCTGGTCGAGGCGCAACGCGATCTGAACGGCGCGGCGGCCCGCGTAAACGATGCCCTGGTTCGGCGACAGGAACGTGATCACGTTGGAGACGTCAAGGGGCATACCGTTGAATTCGAGGTCGCTGGGCATACCGAACCATTCGGGTGATGCCGGCATTTTCTCCGATGACACCATGTTCGCCGGCAGCCATTGGAAGGTTGCGGGGAAGCCGGTGCTATAGCGCGATGTGACTGCCCAGTGGGCGCGGCCGTACATGATCAGGTCGCGGGCGGTCTTGCCCATGATCCACTGGCGGGGGACGGACGGGTCGGGCCGCGACATCCACGTCTCGCCCTGAACCCAGATTTTCTCGTATTCCTCGCCGGACCACTGCAGGACGTAGGACTTGAGATCAAGTGTGCCGACGACCGTCGTCAGGAGCGAGACAGCCCTGGAGATCGTCGGCACCGAGAGGGCAGCTTCCTCCGACGCCCCGACGGAGTAGGAATAAAACTGCCCGATTTGGGAAGCACCGGCGGCCGCACCGACAGGAGCGGATGCGAAAGCGGGTGCCTCGACCTTGCGGCGGAATAATGCCATTGGTCGCATTGTGTACACGAACGGGCGTTTGTTTCAAGGACCGCCGATAAAGATAGAGAGTGATCACCTACCTGGCGAACGCGACAGCTGCACGGGTTTTCTGTTGGGGTCGAGCGACGAGGGCGGCGGCCCACACCATGCACCGCGCCAAGGTGATCAGCCCAGGCGACTTTTGTGATGACAGGACGAAGCCGCCTTGGGTTTTGACGCCGACGGCACGGTTGACGTGCTCCAGCAGCATTTGTTCGCCGGTGTGCACCAGCAGCCGTTCGGTGATGAATTGGCGGACGGTGGCGGTGTGGGTCAGCAGCTCGGAGTAGCCGACGATCACCTTTTTGCGCTCGAGCGCGGCCGGGGCCAAGGTGGCCAGCGACGGGGTGAGCGCAATTGTGGTCAGGTCTGAGGCGAGCTTCTCGATCTCGGTCCAGACTTCGGCGAGGGTTTGGGCGACGAACGCGACGGTGACGCCGATGCGGCCGTCGTCAAGTTTGACGGCGCGGACCGCCGCATAGTTCGACTCGTCGATTGAGCTGTCGACGGCGAGCACACCGCCGGCGGGCACCTGGTCAATCTGCAGTTTGTTGAACTCGCCTGGCTGGACCCACGACTGGGCAGAGCTAATCCACAGGTTCAGTGACGCTCGGAGGAAGGCGGATTTGTCGGCCATGCCGGACTCGTCGATGAGGGTGTCAAATTCGAGGGTGTGGCCGAGGGCTGGGTTGGCCATGTGCCAGAACGCGGCGTCGTCGGTCTCGACACCAGGCGGGATCGACCATTCGGCGAAAAACAGTTTGCCTGGCTTGTCCTCGTCAATGGCCCGCAAACCCTCTTCGCGGAATTTGATCATGGCTTTGGAGTCTTCGGTGCCGGCGGTCGACCACATCGACAGCATCGGTTCGCGCCGAGCCCGCTGGGATGGGATCGCGCCGTTGAACAGGACGTCCGAGCTGACGTTCCACACCTCGTCGGCGACGATGTAGTGCGGGCTGTAGCCGTGAAACGCTTTGGGTGTCGCGGCCTGCACCAGCCAACGGGAGCCGTCAGGCATTTCGAGCTCGTTGCGGCCATAGGACCAGTACGGCTTCGCTCCGAACTTGGCTTCGAGGATCGGGGCCAACGCCTCGAACTGCTCGACGGCTAGGTCGAGACTGTGCGCGGTTGAGATCAGCAGCACCGGCTCGCCGCGACGGATCGGTTCCCGCGTCAACGCCCAGGCGATCAGGGCTCGAAGCGCGACTGACTTGCCGTTCTGTCGGGCGACCGACACCAAACTCCGCCGGTAGCACAGGCCGCCGGCATCGTCATGGGAAAGCTGCCCAGCCAACGCCTCGATCTGCCACGGCATCAGCTCAATCTCAAGCACCGCCTTGGCAACCTCTGCCACTTCGGCCGCGTAGGAGCCTGAGCCCTGCCCCCTGGTAATCAGCCTCGGCGGGATTCGCCCAAATACCGCGCCGCCAGACGGAGTCAGGACAGATCCGCCCTCCTCAGCCGTCATTCCCACATTCTGGGATACATCGACGGA